AATGACGAGTGCGCCTACAACCCCCTCATAGGCGGCACGAGCCATCGGTTCCGTCTCCGTCCCCCACTGCATTGCGGCATTTGAATAGAAGGCCCCCTGCGTTCCAGTCAGACGCTCGCAAATCAATTCAGCCATGTAGTTGGCGCGGCTGGTGCTATACCCAGTCTTGGTCTTGGCGACGACATCCGCAAGTCGGGATGCCGTCACTCGACCTAATCTGGCAGCATGCCATTCAGGTGTTCTCTGTTCCATTATTCGCCCCCCTTGTTGTCTACTGCGGTTGCGATGGCCTTCAAATCTTTAATGACATCGGGCGTCAAAAGCTTGCGGTCAACAGCGTCCAACCCACGCCAGAACATGTTGAGGGCATCAAGCCCCTTCTCAGCCTCCTTCTTGGCAAGGAGTGCGAGTTTCTTTGCGGCAGTAGGATCAACCTCCGCTATAGGCTTGGCGGTCTGGGCGGCATTGCCATCATCATCGTCCGCAGCCAGATTGGCGATGGACATGAGGGCGTAGCGGCGGGCATAGGAAATCCCAGATCCGATTGGATGGGGTTCATGCTTCACCGGCATAAATAGGGTTTCTGCCATAAACTCACCGGATGAGTGCAGCAGCATGGTCTCGACCTCAACGCCCCCTGAAACGGTGCGAGGAAACTGGACGACTGACAAGCCATTGTCAGCAAACGGCTGACGGACTGCGGCGCGCACTGAAGCAAGATCTGCATACTTTGACTTGTAGAAGTCGTTCTTGGTGGTCTTTGCAGCGTCCTCAATTTGCCCCTGCGCGATGGCGAGAGCGGTGGCAAGCTGATTGATTGTCTCAGACATTTTCATTGTGTTTCTCCTATTCCCACATGCCTTCAACGGCGCATTTATCATATATGTCATCCATCAGCTTCTTATCGCGATGGAGGTCGTTCTTCAGTTCAACAGACGAATGCCAGTTGTCTTTCCGTCCCTGCCTGTAGTCATGCTCGACTGATATGCCGGTCTCGCCATTATGAACCATCAACTCTAGGGCGTAGATGTATGGTAGCCCGTCAACGCAGTCGATTTCGATATCCAATTTGCCGGTCAGATAGAGGTGATCCGGCAGTTCATGTTCGTCTAGTTCGTATTGTATCGGTACCAGTCTTGCCATTTGTCTCTCCCGTTGTGGGGTGTCTTCTTCTCGCATGCGCCATGATTCATGTCAACAATCAATTTGACCTTTTTTGAAATTGGTGTATGTTGCCCCCATGAAACAGACGCGAACACAAACACTGGTTGATGTCTTTGTCCATTACGGGTCAATCACCCTCTTGGCCAGGGAGCTTCACCTCACACCGGCAGCGGTATCCGCATGGAAACATGTTCCTATCCGCTATCTAGCTAAAATATCTAAGGAAACTGGCATAGACCGTCAAAGGCTAAGGCCAGACCTTTATGGAGACGACTAGCTTGTCCTCATCATATCTGGGTGGATATCAACATGATCAAGATTGTCTTGGAATTCCCACCCAGCGTCAACCGATTGTGGAGAACAACCGGTACTGGTGGGATGTATCGATCACCAAAATATGCCTCTTGGCGAAAAATCGCCATGATGGAAGCAAAGATCCAGGCAAAGGGAAAGCAAATTCTAGAGCCGTATAAACTCACTTTGGAGGTTGTAAGGCCAGATAAACGCAAACGTGACCTTGACAATTTGCTAAAAGCTGTCAGCGATTGTCTAGTTTCTGTTGGGATTATAGATGACAGCAAATGCGAACACATCGAAGCTAGATGGGTCCACAATGAACACCCCTGCACAGTCACAATTGAAAGGATGGAAAATGAAACAAGCCCACTATTGGGAAGCACAGGAACAGCGCTGGTACAATCAGTATCTGGAAGCTGAGAAGCTGCTGGATCAAATGGAGACAGCGCTGCGCCGTCTTGAAGACCTTGCGTTCAAGCATATCGACGATCCAAATGTTCGCAAGCAAGTTAGCGAGATCGTTGACGAAGTATGGAGGGGGGCGCGTACATGACTGCATCAGCCAACATCCAAATCGCCGCGCTAAAAATGCAGATCGGCATTCTTGAAGAAGAACTGCGCCAGTTGCGCGCTGGTCTGGTTGATCCAGACAACCCGTTCCAGTACTTGTTCTCTCGTCAACATGCCGCCCTGTTGAATGGCCTGTATCGAAAGAAGCTGGCTACGTTTTTCTATCTGGACGCAATCGGGTCTGAAACCGGGCATCTGAATAGAGGCGAGGGCGAAGACTATGCCCATCATCGGGCAAAGGTTGCCATTCATAAGCTTAAGAAGAAGCTGCGCGAACATGGGATCGAGGTCAGGACTCGTCGCGGTCTTGGCTATTATCTGGATGATGAGAACAGGGCGAAGGTCGAGAAGCTGATGGAAGGAAAAAGATGATCGACCGCCATGTTTGAAGCGCGAAAGGAAAAGAAATGAGGTGGAGTGATGGCGATAAGTGCGAATGGCACTCATGGTTCGCGTGGTATCCAAAGTCCATAACGAATGGACAGACCGGGGAGACCGTCACTGTGTGGCTTGAACACATGGCCCGCAAACAGATCATGGGCAACTGGTTCCCATATTATGTTTACAATCCCGATCCAAATCATAGGGGCGAGAAATGATCGAATTTCTTGTAGCTTGCTGGCTCATATTCATGATTGGCGGCGTATGTATCATCGCGACAGTTGGTGTTTGGCACATGCTTAATTGGATTTATAGGGGGGAAATATGATCGACATGGAATGGCTTTCCTATGCCAAGTTGCTTCTTGACTACGATCCAGAAACAGGATTTTTTCGTTGGAAGAAGCCAGGTAGAAAAAGAAAAGTTGGGGCTATTGCCGGTGGTATTAGGGGCGGTGGCTACTGGTCTATTTCAATTAATCATAGCGTCCGTTATGCTCATAGGGCTGCTTTTGCGTGGGTTCATGGAAGATGGCCGGATGGGCAAATAGATCACATCAATGGTAATAGGTGCGACAATCGTATTTCCAACCTCAGAGAGGCAAGCAATCAGCAAAATCAAGCTAATGCTCGCAGGAGAAAAGACAATACAAGTGGGTTTAAGGGTGTCCGGCCTGCCAAGATAAAAGGCAAGTGGTGGGCCTATGTTTATGTGAATGGCAAAGCCACATATATTGGAACATATGATAGTCCAGAATTGGCGCATCAAGGATATGTTAAGGCAGCAAGTGTTGCATTTGGCGAATTTGCAAAACCGGAGTGATGACATGATCGACAAAAATAAGGTCTACAAAACCCGCGATGGCCGTGAAGTTCGCATCTATGCGACGGATGGGGGTGGACCAAAGAAACCAATTCACGGAGCCGTAAAAGACAAAGACGGCTGGTATATGCTGGCATGGTCAAAAAACGGGATTGTTAGCAGTATAGATAAAAATCTTGACCTCATCGAAGACCGCCCCCGCCACAAGCGAACGGTGTGGTTGAACATGTATAAAACAATAGGACAGCAAACCAGCCATCATTCTCGCAAACAAGCAGATGAGGAAAGAGATTCCGAATGCCTTGCCTGCATCAAGGTCGAACTGGATTTTGAAGAGGGAGACGGCCTATGAGCGATGATCTTGTAAAGCAACTTAGAACAGCTTCTGGTGACGCTTGCAGATGCGGGACGCCTGTTTGTTTGGAAGCCGCCGACCGCATCGAGACGTTGGAGGCGGCTCTTTGGCGTCACGCTTGCAAATGCACAACGATGTGCGATGGCCAATGCTTGCATTGGAATGCTAAATTAGCATTGGAGGGAGAAAATGATTGAGTGCCAGCCTTCAGAAGCAGATGATGTTATGACACGCTTGCGTTGGTGGGCGTTCAAGTTTTGTGGAAAAGGGGAGCAAGAAAATCTTGCTTCAGATGCTATGTCGGATGCCATTGACCGCATCGAAAAGCTGGAGGCGGCGTTGGAAAAAATAAGCAGAGAGCGAACATTATGGGGAGCAATGAGGAAAGCCGATCATGCGTTGGGGAAGTTCGAACGCAAAGCACTGGAGGAGAAAGATGGGATTGCTTCACAAACTTAAAGAAGCGTTGGACTGCCGGTGCTATGAACCCCAAAAGCGGCTTGTTGGCGGCGAGTATGGGTGGGCGAAACATAGATTCCCAATCAAAAACGGCATTAACTTTCGCGAAGTTATGGTCCGCAGTTTGTACGAGCCACATGGTACTACGTTACTGAAACAACTAATGGAGAAAAAAAATGGATAGTTTTCTTGAGACTTTTGAAAGAGAAAATAAAATTGTTTGGGATAGAGTTGATGCGTTGGAGCTTGAACAAAAACGACTCAACGAACGCATCAAGCAATTAGAAAACGCCCTAAAAGAAATCCTTAGTCTTGGGTCTTGGGGTGCAAACGATTTGGCGCGTACAGTGGCACGTGAGGCACTAGAGGCAACCAATGATCCGTTGGATGAGGAAAAGAAGCGATAAGAGCAATATGTGATCCATTAAAGAAAAGAGGGGGCCGAAGCCCCCTCCCACCATTACTGAGCATCCAGAGCAATCGTGATCTGGTCTGACAGTTCTGCCAGAGCGTCACGCACCTGCATAGCAACGAGCGTCATGTCGTCATCGCCATTGAGCATGTCGATCAAGCCCGACACTGCATCTTGCAGGGAAATGTCGTACTTGGTGTTGGGGTCTGTGAGTTGATCTTCCGAATGAACGCGCAGCACAAGCGGGTCCGTGATGGGTTTGTTACCCTCACCGTCGCAAGGAGGGTCGCCAACGCTCCACACGATGGGAAAGCTGCAATCACCGGCAAGAATGTCGGACTGATCGTCTTCCTCATCCTCAAGGTCGTCGTCTTCGGACTCATAGTTTTCAAAAAGCTCAACCTTGTCGATAGCGATATGAATCGACATGCTGGCTTGGTCAATGGCATCCTGAATCTTGTCCAGAGCCTCGTTGACAGTCGTTCGCAAAGCGTCAAAGCTCATTTCGGTCTCCTACATGCTGTGGTCAGCTTGAACATACTATCGTCATTTTATGACGCTTGTTTAGGGCCACCGCCGTCGATTACCCGGATTTCCGCAGTCGATGTTGCCTTAATAGAACTGCACAGTTTCCGCATCATTGTGTAGCTTAAGTCTCTGATCACAACATCATCACAAGCTTCAGCATAGCGGGCAACATGAACAAAGGCATAAGCCCGCTGGGATACTGCGTCATCAAAGATGGGCATTTCATCCTCAACCAGTTCCACAATGTCGTCGTCGTCATCGCGCATTGGACTCATCCTTCTCTGGAGCAAACCAGTTGTTGTCGTCTATCGGCTGCGAATTGACCCGCATGAAATGAATGCTGGGTTCTCGATGAAAAGCCCTGTGCCTGTCGCGCTCAAGGTCGCGAACACGTTCATGCAACTGCATGACCTTGAGATTCAAGGCAATCAATTCGCGGGCCATTTCATCTTCAGCATCCATCACCCCATACCTCAAACGAAATGCGGAGCGTAATTCCGCAGAGAAGGGACTTAGATCATCGAACCTCATCCGTACTTTTCCTGCAACTGCCGCATGTCAAGGAAGCGATGGGATACAATATGGCCTGACTTGATGCTCAGTTCATAGATGCCGTAGGACCAGCCGCTGGTGGCCGTCCCTGCGTATTTGGCGACATACCCATCCGGCATGGCGCTTCCCAGATTGAGAACTTCGATGCTGTTGTTGATGCCAATCTTGGGGGTTTTGCGGAACGTAGCGCGATGGGTGTGGCCGAACACAATCGAGTGAGTTGCATGGTTGGCAATCTGGTTTTCAGAGTTCTGACCGCCATACGGTTTCCCCATGATGTTCTTCGGAACGTGGGTAAATCCCACACCATCAATAAACAGCCATTGGCCATAGGTGTGCAAGCGCCAACGATAGCGAGCGCACAGGTCTTCAAACTGCATATAGAGAGTTCCAACAGTTTCGGCGTTTTTGTTCTCAAATCGTTGGATTCGCTCCTCGTGATTCCCAGCCGTCAATTCCATTGGAATATCTAAATCTTTGATTTCTTTATAGAACATGCACATCGCTTCTTCGCAGCTTTCCAAATCGGCTTTGAACGATGGCCTTTGGGAATGGTTAACGCTGCCGGGCGCATCGTGAGTGGACACCGAATCCCATGAGGCAAAGTCCCCAATCTGGACAATCCTGTGAGGCATTGTAGCCACGCAATGGCGGGCAATCCATTTGAAGCGGTCTTTGGACATGCCAGGCTGATCGTGCGTGTCGCCAATCGCGATAACCTTCGTCTCATCTGGACGGCCCGCAATGTATCTCGGCTTGAGGTTTGAAATGAAAGAGAGCCGACGCCTTAAATCTTCGATTTCTTGTTCCATTTCCTTGACTTGCACAATGCTCTCAGCAACTCTGCTTCTTTGATTGTGCTTGAGCCTGTGTCTGACCGTAGACTCTGCCATTCCCAAAACTTCGGCGGTCTTGCGGATTGAACCGTGTTTGTCGCACAATTCTCGCATTTGGAGGCTGGTAAGATACATGGCCTATTCCCAACTTCGACGATGCCGTGTATCATGGAATTGTGAACAATTAAACAAACGATGACATAACAACTAGACAACCACAAGGAAACCAGAATGGGGAAAAGATCCGACTTCAGACGCAGACCAATGGATTTTTACGCCACGCCAGAAGAGGCTGTTTTGCCGCTTTTGCCCTGGCTTCCGTCCAATGTGAGGTATTGTGAGCCTTGCGCTGGCGAGGGGGATCTCACCCAGCACCTCGACAAGCATGGACATCAGTGCGTAGCAGCTTTCGACTTGAATCCTGAAAGCCCCTATCCTGAAAAGGATGCGCTTCAGATGACGAAGGCGGATGCCGCTGGGGCCGACTACATCATCACCAACCCACCATGGTCGAGGCACATCTTGCACCCCATGATTCTGGCGTTCAAGGACATAGCCCCAACTTGGCTGTTGTTTGACGCAGATTGGATGCATACTAGGCAGTCTGCACCCTACATGCAGTATTGCCAGTTGATCGTGTCTGTTGGTCGCGTGAAATGGATTGCCGACTCCAAGAACACTGGCAAGGACAATTGCGCTTGGTATTTTTTTCAAAAAACATCAAGACTAATGCCTCACTTTGTAGGGAGACGATAGAATGTCCGAACCATCACCCATGGATAAATTTATGTATAGAGTAAGCATCCCCGCCAACAGGGATGAGTGCTGGATTTGGACTGGTTATAAAGACCGTAGGGGATATGGAACTTTAAATAGTGGCTTGAATGGTAATTGGAGAGCAAGCAGGCTTTCCTATACGCTATTTTGCGGGCCAATTCCTGATGGTCATTTTGTTTGCCATTCCTGCGATAATCCGCCGTGCGTTAATCCGGCGCATTTATGGACCGGAACACACTCCGACAATATGCGTGATATGGTCAAGAAAAGCAGAGGGAAAAATTTTCGGGCAAAACTTACAAAAGATGATGCGAAAGCGATAAAAGAAATCACATCAAATAGCCTTAAATTCAAAGACATAGAGGATAAATTTGGGATTACTCGAACTGAGCTTAGAAGCATACGGCGCGGAAATGGGAAAATTCGTGGGTCCAAACTTTCTGATGAAGATTTGAGGGAAATAGAACGACTTCTGTCTATCAAAGTGAAGCAAATGGATTTAGCTGAAAAGTTTAATGTTAAACCAAGACAAATAAGAAGGATCAAATTTGGGAAAGATTGGGCACATGTCTAAAATCCCAATCGAGGACCAGGTGGCGGCGCTGGAGAGTGCCGTCATCGCCCACCGCAGCTACCTGAACACCGTCAAGCGATTGGTGGCCGCTAATGAGCGCCCCAAAGAGGTTCTAGCAGATACTGAAGCGCGGCTCCCTTTGATGGAAGCAGCATTAAAGACATTAAAATGGGTCCAGGCCAATCGGGAAACAATTATTGAGGCCCATAAAAAGATTAAATAGGGGGTTGATTTGTGCCAATGATTCATTTTAATATGCATTTCCGACACAAATGGAGCGACAAATGCGTACCCCAGACTCAATTGAATTTTTGCGAATGGTGGAAAAATCAAAAATGCGCCGTATCGACATATCTAAATATTTAGGTATCGGTCAGCGGACATTTTACAGATGGCAAAATGGCGAAGTGACGATCCCGACAACGGGCATGATGGCCATGTATCTGCTGGTGGGTGAACCCTTGCCAGAGAAACATGACCCCGCTAAGATCTAAAGATTGAGGCCCGCCAGCGGCAAACTGACGGGCCTCTGAACCAGACGCTGTGGGCTAGCCAGCGTTGGAACTTGAAGCAGAACTTACTTCCGGTTTCCGGCGATTGCAAGCCCTTCGCGTCCAAGCGAGGGTATGTCATGTCATTTCAAGCTATGGCTTGGGCCATCAAACAACCTCTGCAAACTTACGATAAAATGGTTCTGCTCATGCTATCGAATTATGCCGATAGTCAGGGAAAATGTTGGCCGTCTTTAGGGAAGCTGGTAGAAGAATGCGGTATGTCGCAATCTCAGGTCCGCAAGTGTGTTGCCAAGCTTGAGAAGCTGGGAATGGTGCGCCGACAGATGCAGATGCGTACCTATGGGCAGACCTCAAATATGTATCATTTAAACTTAACCGGCACAATGGTGGAAGACGACGACCCCCCAATTTTATAGAGCGCCCCCGGTGCCTATTAGAGTGCCATAACCTGTCACCAGTAAACTACCATAGTAACTAACTACATCCTAGCCAGAAGGTAACTATTAGTTACTATAGTCTATAACACGCGAAACGCGAGCAGAGCAATGAAACTCAGGGACTACCAGACAAGGGCAATAGCAGAACTCAGGACGGCGTTAGGCAGCGGATCTAAGCGGCCTGTGGTGCAGTCACCCACCGGCAGCGGCAAGACAGTCATCGCGGCTGCGATCATCAACATGGCTAGGGCGAAGGACAAGCGTGTGTTGTTCTGCGTTCCAGCATTGAGCCTGATCGACCAGACGGTGGAGCGTTTCCGCCAGAATGGGATCTTTGAGATCGGGGTGATGCAGAGCCAGCACGAAATGACAGACTATGCCCAGCCTGTGCAAGTCTGCTCAGTCCAAACACTGGCAAGGAGAACCATACCGGCGGCGGATCTCGTCATCATTGATGAGGCTCACGTCATGTTCAAGCTTTATGAGGATTGGATGAACCGGCCTGAATGGAAGCATGTCCCATTCATAGGCTTAACAGCTACGCCATGGGCGAAGGGGATGGGCGCGCCTGGTCGGTGGGATCATTTGATCATAGGCTCGACATTGAGCGAGTTGATCGAGCTTGGCCATCTGTCCGATTTCAGATGTTATGCCCCGGCGCATCCTAATTTGGACGGGATCAAAACAGTCGCCGGAGATTACGATCTTAAGGGATTGGGACATGCGATGGACAAACAGGCTCTGGTGGCCGACATCGTCTCGACTTGGCTGGAGCGAGGCGAGGGAAGGTCAACCATATGCTTTGCTGTTAACAGGGTTCATGCCAAACATATCCAGACGCAGTTCATCGATGCTGGCGTGGCTGCTGAGTACATGGATGCTTACACGGATCTGGATGATCGGGCTGACATCGTCAAGCGGTTTGAGAACGGCGATGTGCAGGTAATCTGCAACGTGGGTGTCCTGACGACTGGGTTCGATGCGGATGTGCGCTGCATCATTCTGGCAAGGCCGACAAAGTCTGAGATCCTTTACGTCCAGATGATCGGGCGAGGTTTAAGGACTGCTGACGGAAAGGCCGATTGCCTGATACTGGACCATAGCGACACCACCATGCGTCTGGGCTTCGTGACGGATATCGGGACAAACCAACTGCATGACGGCACAGTCAATCGACAGGTTGTCGAGAAGACAGCACCGTTGCCAAAGGAATGCCCCTCATGTGCGTTCCTGAAGCCGCCGAAAGCCCGCAAGTGTCCTGCCTGTGGTTTCGAACCAATAGCCAAGTCAGATGTCCAAGTCAGCGATGGTGAATTGCTGGAATTGACCCGCAACGGGAAGGTGAAAGCAGAAAAGTTCACGATGGAACAAAAACAGGATTGGTACAGGCAGCTAATCCTGCATGCTCATTTGAGAGGTTACAAGCCTGGATGGGCATATTGGGCCTTTAAGGACAAGTTTAAAGTTGGACCAGATCATTCGCTAGATCCTCGCCCAGCCGTCAGCATCAGTTATGAAGTTCAGAACTGGATCACAGCGCGGAACATCCGCAAAGCCAAAGCAAAGGAGAAAGCAGCATGAAGGATGACATGATATTTCCAGCAAGATGCCACTGCGGTTCTAACAGTTCAGAGCATCGTTTTGGCGAGCAGAGATGGCTCTGCACTCACTGCAAGCGTCAAATGTGGATGCCGATAGTGACTGCGCCAAAGGATGGGTCTATCGTTTTTGGATATTTTGCCAATGACGATGGCTCAATTTTTATGAGCCACATCATGTGGGTAAAGGGTGGCGAAATGGTTTGTGGGGGGAATGAGGATGATGTTCTTGTTGGTCCTCAAAAGTGGTTTTCCCTGTTAGCCCGTAGAGATGTTTCTCCCACCCACTGGATGCCATTACCGGAGCCTCCACGCCATGACTGAGGCTAGAGAAATTGCAAAAGGGCGCTGGCGGGAGATCCTGCCAGCCTTTGGCGTGGAATCCCGTTTTTTGGTCAACAAGCATGGACCTTGCCCTCTTTGTGGAGGAAAGAATAGGTTTCGCTTCGACGATCTGAACAAGCTTGGCTGTTATTACTGCTCTCAATGTGGCCCCGGAGATGGTTTCACGTTGATTGGCAAAGTTACTGGGCTTCCATTCCATGAACTTGCGGAAAGGGTCCGACAAATGCTTGGGCATGGCAATCAATACGTTGGTCCAACCGGAGACCTAGACGAGCTTCGCCAAAGGGAGAAGATGCAGGGCCTCTGGCAAGGCGCTACACCGCCAAAATTGTATGGGGCGGTAGCTGCCTACCTAGAAGAGAGAGTTGGCTGTCTGTGGCCTTCTCAGGAGCTTCGCGAGGCATCCTACGGGCAGAGTCCCATGATGGTCGCCAGGGTTCTCGATTATAGCGGCCAAAAGGCTGTCAATTTGCACCTGACCATCCTGACCCAAGACGGTCGCAAAGCCGACCTTGAGGTTAACAAGAGGGTGATGAAGGGCAAGTTGCCTGATGGATGTGCGATCCGATTGGGGCCTGAGAAGGCTGTGATGGGTGTCGCGGAGGGCATCGAGACTGCCATCAGCGCCGCTATTATGTTCGATATGCCAGTTTGGGCATGTATTAATGGCACATTACTGTCTAAATGGATACCTCCCATGAAGGCTGAACAGATCACTGTTTTTGGAGACAATGACGCCAATTTCACTGGTCAAGCAAAGGCTTACCATTTAGCGAACCGGCTGGAAGTCCAGTACAAGCGGCGCGTTACGGTGTCCATTCCGCCAGTCGTAGGGCATGACTGGAATGACCATCTACATAAAACTTGGGGTCGAAAGCCGTCAGGTTTTCTGCGGATTGTGAAATAAATCGCCGGAAATTAAATCGCCGCGATTTATTTGGCGATTAAAAATGGGGCCGGAGATGATCCTCCGACCCCGTCAATCAAGCGCAACGCACAACCAGAGCGCCTAACCATTCTTCCTTTTCTTTGTGAGCCATGTGAACAGGTCAACGACCAATGCGAACAAAGCGAGGAACAGGAAATAGAAGACCAGCATGGTGATGCGAATCATTCTGCCACCTTTTCGTCCTGTCTCTTTTTCCCTGCTCGTGAAGCTAGATCCCGATCCAAGTGAAATGGTCGTTTTTCTGGGCGACGAGCCTGGCCGCTTTTACGACCAGCTTTGACTGCTAAATCTCGATTGACCAAGAACGCCCGTTTACTGGCAGGGACCGATTTGCCCCCTTTGGAGGCAATCTCTTTGCGTTTCTCTGGCGACATTGCAGCAAACCCACGTTTGCCACACGGAACCACTTTCCAGTTTGTTTCTTCAGTCATTGTCCGCATTCTCCAAGATTGCTTCACGAACCAAAACCATGAAGCTTCTCAAGGCCATGGAATCTAGCAAGTTTATAAAAACTGGAATGCTTTGGACCCCATCCAGATCAGTGACCCTAACCGTCATGTGTTTCACGTCGGTTTCAGGATTGTATTCAAATATAACCGCATCGCCGTCGCCGTCTTTAATCGTCAATTCATACTTAGTCATTTTATTGCTCCACCCATTGCCAAGCGCCAGTTTCAGTCCGAACACATGTCTCTGATTTAAGGATATCAGTGTCCATGATGCTGACACGCTCATCATATTCATCGACACCCATGTCCCTGACCAATTCATATGCTTGGTCTGGATTGTCAGCCTCTACGTAGTAAACGACCATTGTCTTCTGTGTTTCATAAACTGCATATTGCGCCATATCAGCACCCCTTCGCCTTGCAGAGAACATCGATAGATTCGTTTATTGCATTGTCCAGTTCATCCAGATCCCCATAGTTCATCAGGACATTGTGGGCATTGGCCGCAGCCAGTGCGATCTTTTCCAGTGCAGCGACCAAGTCAGGCGCATGAAGTAACAGGTTCAGGTTGTTGCAGCCTTTGGTCCTGATCGGAACCTGACAAATGACCAAATCCTCTTTATCGGATCTGGGGTCCGCCATGTCAGCTTTGATGTAGACCCGGTTGCGATCAAATGAAACGCGCCATGGTCCCGGTGCGTGAGATAGATGATTCATTGGGTGTCCTCGACCAATTCTACGTTAACCAGTTCTTCACAGAAACTTTCATCGACACCCTCTTCATAGGTGGGTGTGCTGTTGTCAAAAGCAATTTCGATTGCTTCGTTTTCGTTTTCTGCCTCGATTTTATAGGTTTTCGTGATGTACATTCGAATTGTAATTTCATACTTTTTCATGACCAGTCCTCCTTAGTGCGCGCATAAGACCTCTTTTGCAGCCCTATAGACCGCTTGTTTGAACTCATCGTCAGAACATTCTGAAAAGTTTATATCCATCAAGACGTAAACCTTCCATGCATGGTCCAGTGAGCATTTCAGCATTTTTTTGATTTCATAAACGTGCATCATGACCAATCCATTCAGTTGTTTAGTTCCATCCAAATGTCTGCGGAATCATAGCCAAGATGCTCTGCGATCCGGTCCATTGCGGCGCAAACATCATCCCATTCGCGCCTGTCTTTTTCATTGTCATGGTCCAATGTGTCTGACCATATTTCTAATGCTTTCCAAACTGCTGCGATGTCGTTTCTTATGTCAGTCATGACCGATCCCCCTTAGCTTTTGCGATGGTTTTTTGAATTTGGTCCACTAGTTCTGCCAATATCGTATCAACTGATCTGCCGTCGTAATCATGAGTGTTTGATATTGCCATGTTAATGACCGTTTCAGTGTATTCCAACGTGTCGATAACTTCCTGAAGCATGACCAATCTCCCTTAGTGATAAGCCGAAAGCAGCCATTGGCGGGCGCTTTCCAGTGACCAACAATGCTTGACCTCGCCATGAACCGATACGGCGCGCCATGTGTGACGGTCGCGGGTCTTGATCTTGATTTTGCCAATGTAGCCGGTGGGATGACCAAAGTAGGTAAGTTGCCAGATCCCGTCTGGTGCTTTTGTAAGCTGGATTGGGCTGCTATTGTGCTGTATCATGTGAGAGCCTCCATTGTGGGATGACGAATCGAACATACATACACTTGACCATAAAGTCAACTGACCAATGACCAATGACCAATAAGAGGACTGACCAATGACCGATCTTGACCGCGAATTGACCATCTTTGTGATTTCTGTCGTGATCTTTTTTATTTGTCCAATTGCGCTGGTGGTCGCGACCATCATCGTTGACCAATTGTCTGACGACCAATCGGTTGACGACCAGGCGCGCCCTGGCGATCCCGCTGGTGGTCCAGCGATTCGCTAATCCATGGACCGATATTGTCCTGACCAAAGGGGTTATTTGGTCAATCGTCTGCGGCGCATCATTTCGACGGTATATGCGTCGAATTCATTTAGCAGCTTGACCATATAAGGGTCGCGAGTGTCACGCTCTCGCATGACGCCCATGGTCGCGCTAATATCCTGAATCGCATGGCGCAACTCTGACACGGGCTTTGCTTTGGCTCGCGCTTCATAGTAGGCGAGCGTATATGGTTCTATTCGCATGGCGCGACTCCATTAGCGTTATTAGTTAAGGTTACCTTAACCGTCTAGACGAAACACAAAGCGCATAATCCGCCGATAAATGCGAAGCAAACGACGCACAAGATTCCTTCGATAAGCTTTTCCATGGCACGACTCCATTGTTGAGATTATGCTACCATTAACGGGCGCCGTAACGCCCGCCGATTGCTAGCACAAGCTTGTCAATGCAAGGGATAGGAAACATTCTTAACGCTATCGGACCAACAAGCCCGACAAGCCCCGCATTGATTCCCTTGTTGTGAAGCGGGGCAAGCATGGCCATTATGCGACTCGCCTTTACGATGCACCGTACTAGTCCAAATTGCATTGCTAGGCCTATCGCCGATCATCGTAGCAGATACGCGAATAATGAGATTGTCCGGGCAAATATTGTTTTTCGCCCATTCCTTCACAATCTTAGCCTCACGAGTCGGTAACCAGTGTTTAATGTGAGGCGTGAGGCGCGCCGTGCGGGCGATAGCGTCAAGCATAGCTACAGATTGTAAATCTCCCGAATCAAACCACCGGTGAAATGGTTCGCCCGACTTCTGGAAAGCCCGATCAATTTGGAACGCACAAGCTTTGGCCCATGAGTCGGGGCTTTCTGTTATAAGCCTAATTGCTTTGGTATAGTTTGCGAGCCAACCCATATGGACGCTTGGCCTAAGCTTTTCCAGTTTAAGCGCATAGCAGCGCGAACAAGTAGAATTTTTGATAGCTGCAAGCTTGCTACCTGTTTTACACTTTGTAGCGCTTATTGCAAAGGTAGAGCCGGGCATTTTTCCATTGCCTAGCGATACCTTGCCCGCTTGTTCTATTGCGCTTTTCAGGGTTTGCATTGTGGCGACTCCATTGTGTGTTGTGACACGACTCTTGTATATGCCTATTTGGCATAAAATAATAATCGTTATTTACGATTGTTCGCCTGGCCATAATTGGAACAATCTATTGTTAATGTGTGCCGCATTGGCATATATAGGTAGCAGGTAAACGCAAACAAGGAATCAGACAATGGAACGCAAGCTTTACAATAGCCTAAAAGAGAAGATTGCAGCGGAAAAGGCAGAGCGCGCTGCAAAGCATGATGCTTATGGCAAGCTTTGGATCAATGCAGGGTGCGCTGGATACGCTGCGGGCGATCATATGACTCCCCGTGTTATGACAGTGACGGACTCAAACGGAAACGTTATTGAGCGAGTCAGTGAAGGAATGGGCGGATTCGCTAGCGTTATCGTGCGCCATGCCAATAAGGGATTCGGCCATTGGCTCATTAAGCATGGCCTAGCTCGCAAGTCTTATTATGGGGGGGCGGAGATATGGATTGACGCGCACAATCAATCTTATGAAAGGAAAGTTGCCCATGCCAACGCAATGGTTCACGTCTTGCGCGAAGGCGGGGTCGAGTGTCACGTTTCTAGCCGTTTAGATTGATAGGGGGAAAAAATGACATATCGAAAAATAGGCGGGATTCGTTTTATCGCAATAGGCAAGCTTAGACTTAGCTTTTGCATATCAAGAAAGGGAGTCGCGAAATGAAAATGAAACATGAACATTACAATTACATTCGCGAGTCGTTCGAAAAGAACGCGCATTGGATTCCCATAATATGGGAAAGCATAGCTAATGAAAGCAAGGCGAAAGATCATGAAAAAAGATTGCGTTGGGATATGCTCTACATTGCAATAGGGTCGCGTTGGATATGCGATAACGTCTATTCGTATTTAGACGACTCGCATATCGACTCCGCATTGCGTTCGATCATGCGGCAATTTAATTGTGTTGACTCATGTGCCTAAAAGACATATAAGTGAGTCGTCGCCCACAATGGCAAATGAGGAGTCTGTTATGCAATACGGAAACAAGCGCAATTATAAAAAAATAGACTTGTTTTGCATACACGAAGGGAAAAGCGGCGCAGATAGGTTTCTAAATACCTATGTAGGTAGCACTACATGGGCGAGAAACCTACGAGTCGCGAAAGAAAAGGCTAGCGAAAGCTTAGGAGTCGATGTTTCCCGCATTGTGGCTCAATACGCTTAAGCAAAGCAATACACTAGCGATAGGCTGGATTCCTATGGAGTCCGGCCTTTTCGTGTTTGGAATCAATGCGTTATTGTGCTATTATGTGTAGCGTTCAATTGAGGCGCGCAATGTGATATTGTTTCCCTAGTCGCCATTACATTGGCAAGGATTTAGGGGAATGCAATGGATAGCAAAGTCAAGCCGGAACGCAAGCCTAGTATGGGTCAATTGCGAGAGGCATTGCAAGGCGAACTCCCCATTATTAGAGAGGCGAGAGAGATAAGGGAAACCCGTGGGCGCAAGTCATCCTATAGCCGAGAGGCGTTCCTAAAAGTATGTGAACATATGTATGCGGGGAAACCAACCGCTGAAGCTTTAGACGCTGAAGGGATAGCATCATCTACATTTTATGGATGGATGGAACGGGATGCTTCAATAGACGTGAATTCCGAAACAGGGAGAGAGGTGGCAGAAGAGTCCCTTTTTTGTCGGAATGTATTCGCGCGCGCACGTAAAGCATTGGCGGACCACGCTTTCTCTGAAGCATTGTCGCGGGCGAGAGCCATTGCGGAGCGAGATGATATCGAATCCGCTCACGTTTCGGCCACCAAGCTTTTAGTAGACACGCTTAAATGGTATGCGGAGCGATTGAATCCAGGCGTATATGCGGAACAACCATCCCAACCAATGGCGCAAACGGTCCACAACGTGACTAACAATCTAACGATAGATTCCAGCGCATTAGACGGCGAACAACGTGCCAATCTGCGCGCCATGCTCTTACAAGCCCGTGACTCTAAACTAATTGAAAACTAATTCAAATCATTAGTTGACTAAACCCATGCCGTTTAGTTTAGTTTAGTTTAGTTTAGTCAACTAAACTAAAGCGCATTCAATGTCTGTCAATAGGTGCCACCGCCTGGAGACAAGGTACCTCAGCCTGGACCGCCCCGTACCACCTGTGGAAAAGAGGCCCCCTGGTCTTAGGTACCAAATCCCCTCTTTCCAAATCTACCAACACACCACTCCCCCCTTTCCAAACCTAACCAAATATACCAATCCCCATACAATCTGCCACCCCGGCATGTTTCCCGTGAAACACTACCCCCCCCCCCCTACCCCCGCCCGGTAGGTTCCCCTCTCTATACAGTGCGGCATTGCCTGCTACCCCAACATAGGGTTATGGCTAGACATGGGGGTACCCCCCCCTACCCCCGGTGTTGGGTCCCTTTGTGTTTCACGTGAAACACTCTGGTATATTCTCAATAAATAGCTATATTATTCTTGAACCGGAGAAACAAATAATGGCTACGCTTTACTTTGACGGCCATCAAATTGATATTGAACGCCAGCTTATGGAGCTTGACCGTGCAGACTGTGAGGACAGCCTGTACACATTCTTGAAGCACTCATGGAAATACATTGACGCCTCGCCATTCACAGAAGGCTGGCCCATAGAAGCTATTGCGGAACATTTGCAAGCGGTGACTGATGGCGAGATCCGCAGATTGATTATCAACATCCCGCCCCGCATGGGTAAGTCATCTATTACGTCCTGTGCGTTCCCAGCTTGGGTATGGGCGCAACCACACTTGTCACCTACCTCTGGCCCGGGCGTACAGTTTCTTCATGCATCATATGCTCAACAGTTGTCATTGCGTGACTCAGTCAAGTGCCGCCGCCTCATTGAAAGTCCATGGTATCGGGAGCTGTGGGGTGATCGGTTTAAGTTAACATCTGACCAAAATACAAAAGGCCGATTTGACAATGACAAAAATGGTTCCCGTCTTTCCACCTCTGTCGGTTCAGCTCTCACTGGTGAGGGCGGATCGATTATTGTCGTTGATGACCCGAATGCCGCCCAAGAAGCCTTCTCCGAAGCTACCATTGCATCGACCATTGAATGGTGGGACTCTGCGCTCTCAACCCGCCTTAACGACCCAAAGACCGGCGCGTTTGTGGTCATCCAGCAGAGGCTGTCTGAAGAAGACCTGACCGGCCACATCATGTCCAAAAATGAAGGTGAATGGACGCACCTGTGTTTGCCCATGCGATATGAATGGCAGCGGCACAGTTACACCGCCATTGGCTGGCATGATCCTCGTGGCCTAGATGCTGATGGTGAACCACTTGTTGAAATCAATGAAGACGGGGATCGTATTGCCGTCAGCATAGATGCCCAGATTGAACTGGAGGAGCGCGAAGGCGAACTGCTTTGGCCAGATCGCTTTGGGGAAGCCGAAGTCACCATTCTTGAAAAACAATTAGGTCCATGGGCGGCGGCTGGGCAGTTGCAGCAGCGCCCGGAACCCAAAGGCGGCGGCATCATCAAGCGGGGATGGTGGCAACCATGGGAGCGTCAAGATTACCCACCCATGGATTTAATCATCGCAACGCTTGATACCGCCTACACAACCAAAACTGAAAATGACCCATCTGCCATGACCGTGTGGGGTATATTTTCAAATACCGGATCTGCGCAAGCTCCGCACCATGCCATAGGACGCAACGGGAAGCGGGTGGACTATGAACGCATGTATTCCGAAACAGCACCCAAAGTCATGTTAATTCATGCCTGGCAAGGACGCTATGAACTACATGATCTTGTCCTTAAAGTTTCCAACGAGTGTAGAGAGTTCAAGGTAGATACATTGCTCATCGAAAATAAAGCCGCCGGTCACTCCGTCGCTCAGGAAATTCGCAGAATGTACGGGTATGAAAGGTTTGGGGTCCACATGTTTGACCCCAAAAGCCAAGACAAACTATCCCGGCTTTATTCTGTCCAACATCTGTTTGCCGAAGGATTGGTCTACGCGCCTATCACGCAATGGGCCGAAATGGTCATCAATCAAGTAGGCCAGTTTCCAAAAGGTAAACATGACGACTTGGTTGATACGGTGAGTATGGCAATGAGGCACCTTAGAGACACTGGAGCCATCATGCGCAGTGAAGAGTACCGGCATGAGATTAGCGATAGTCTTGAATTTAAGGGCAACCAACAATGGGAGCCGCTCTATCCAATTTGAGCAAAATATGTTAAACATCAGTGGTCTAAGTGGGGAAATTAAATGCAACGGGTTTTGGCAAGCGCAACAGTTGACGTTATCAAGCCGTCAACGCCGGTCAGAGTTGGTAACTTTAAGGTTGAGGTCTGGGGCCAGCCGCCCTACGACTATGTTCGGACCTATGAAATTATAGCAAGATCGGATACTGTGGCTGCGCAAGAAGGTATCCAGCGCTTTGTCAGCGAAATGGAAGCATTGGACCTCAGTAAGGAATAAC